TCCCTAAACCAATGTAGTCCAAAAATCCTAACCACCACTTACTCTGTCTCATAAGGGCTCTAACAGATTTATTTCTACCCATTAGTTGTGGCATTCCACCGAAAACAGTTTTCCAAGAAAATAATCCTTTAGTTGTTCTATATCCTGTAAAAACACCAGGTGTTGATTTTATAGCCTTTGACAAGTTTTCTAATTTTTCGGCCGCGACAGCAGGTGGCAGTTTCGGTAATCTCCTTGACAATCGTCCCATGGCTCTTTGAGTAAGTATTCCTTGTTTTCCTGCCTTTGCAAATAGTTCAATCCAACCTAAAATGGTATTTTTGAGTCCACTTGTCATAAAACCACCTGGAACTCTTTGGACAATATCTTTTAGTGCCGGGCCAACTTTTTCCATTCCTTTCACAAAAGTGCCAGCAATACCCCCCGTGTCAGCAAGTTTGACTAAATCAGTACTGGCCTTTGCGAGGGCTTCAGGAGTACCAACTTTTGCAGTTTTTAGTACTGCCTCGAGAGCCTTAGCAGATGGCGCCCCTAATTTGAGAGCCCCTAATACAGGTTTTGCCACCACGTCACCCGCATAAGGCACTGCCGATACAATCGATAAGAATCCAAATAAAGTTTCCCCTTGTGTTAAGTAAGATATACCATTGACTAAGTCAACAACTCCAGTTGGGTCAAAGATACCTACGATATCTCCCAATGTATTGTACCAAGCTTCTTTTAATAACTTTGATTTTTTAGGGTGAGTAACCTTCAAAAATTCAAGAACAAAGTTTTTTTCTTCATCAGAAAAATTATTCCACTTGTCCTCAGCAAGTTTTAATTTTGATTGCCTTTCAAGTTCACCCTTAATTAAATCAAATTGGCTCTCATTTATGATTATCTCTACCATTAATATTTTTATTTATAAATATCATTATAAACAAAAAAAAGGTCTTGTGGACCTTTTTTAAGTTTTTGATTCGAAATCAAGAATACCTTGTTTTTTTTGATTAATAAAATGTTGTACTCTTTTAGTCGCCACTTCAGTATAATTAGAACTAAGTTCAATTCCAATCCATCTGCGTCCTAACGTTTCTGCCGCGGCCAAACTAGTTCCGCTTCCAGTAAATGGGTCCATAACAATATCATTTTTATATGTAAGAATCTTGATCGCTTTGGCTGGAATATCCATTGAAAATGTTGCTTTTGTCTGTTGTTTGGTATCCGCAAAATATTCCCATTGACCATAAACCAAAGACATAAATTCTTTTTTATCTTCGTCTTGATAAACCGCTTTAGTCTTAAAGGTTCCATCCTCTTGTTCAATGTCTACCATTTCTGACTTCCATTGTGGTTCTCCTTTAATTTTCTTGATTCGGTCTTTCTTATATGCCAATATAACACACTCCTTTGGATTATAGATGTAAGGACTACTCGGAGACATCCAAGACCCCCAAGCGGTAGTTTTACTTCTATGGGGTGAATTCTCATCAAGGTCAACAAGTCCATAGAATTTGAATCCAACCTTTTTCATAACTGCCCAAAATTCAGACATAAAAAGAACTCTACCTCCTCTATCTTGTACGTTAATCTCATAAGGAATATTAACCGCAATCCTTCCATCATCTTTCAATATACGAAATGATTGTGTCAACCAATTTTCGGTAAATTGCCAATAGTCTTCCATACTCTGATTATCATCATGAGTATCGTAATCAATGCCAACGTTATATGGAGGTGAAGTAACAACTAAATCGATAGATGATTCGGGTAGTTTTCCCATTTCCTCAATACAATCCCCGTTAATAATCTTATTTGTCTCTATTGTCATTATAGTTTTCCTTCTTGTCTCATTTGTTCTCTAATCTTTGTTGCCGAAATATCTCCAACTTCCTGAGGTGGAACATGTTCAATAATATCATATCCAACACCTCTACCAAAATTAATGGATTCAATATCAGGAATCACTATCACCTTCACTCTTCCATCTGAAATCAAATCTTCAAGTTCATTAGAAATATTTTGATAAACTTGGTCCGAAGTGAATGGATTCTTTTCATCAGGTTCAATATCTCTTACACAAATAAGAACATTTTTACCTTCATCAAGACATTGGTTCATTAACCATTTGTGTCCGTCATGAAAAGGTTGATATCTCCCCACGAGCATGGAATATTGTTTTCCACCAGTATTTTTTAGTTTTGGGTCACCTTCTACGTGAATTTTTTTCATGTTTGTTTTTAATCTGTTTTTATAAAATCCAAAATTATGTTTGCAGAATCATTAATTGAAATATTCGTTGTATCAATATCTATATAATTTTCTGTTGGTGGTTCATAATCTTGTACGAAGAAACTTTCTCTACCACGTATTTCCGTTGTATGAACATAAACTTCAATAAGATTATTACCCATCTTTGATTTGAACTTATCTCTTTGGTCTTTATATGGAGACACCAACGAAACAAATAGGTGTTTACCTTTGTTATGAAGATATTCTGAGATTTGTTGCGCAAGTTCAATATTTTTTCTACGTCCAACTTCAGAGTAATCCTTATTTTCAAATAAATCCCTCAAATCATCTCCATCAATATGAAATACATCCGAACCCATGTTTAACATCATTCGTTTACATAGGGTTGTCTTACCTGAGCCAGGTTGACCTGTTAACCAAATTATAGCCATTTTTTTTGTTTTAGTGTTTTACTAATTTTGTCTTTAGTTTCCTGAGATAATTTACGTCCTTTTAATCCATTACTTATTTTTAACCTAACGTCCTCTCTTTTTGATACATTATTGTCACCGACCTTACCTTTTTTTTTATTAACCTCATCACTAAATTTACGACCTGAAGCTGATTGTTTTAGTTTTTCTTTAACGTATTCTTTTTTTGAAGGATTATCAAACTTCATTTTTTCCGACTGTTCTTTCCTTTTTTCGTAAGTCCAATATTCTCTGATTCTTTCTTTGAAATCCCAACATGGATGATTTTCAGAATATAAAGTTTTACCTCCTTGACCTTCTTCAACAATTAAGTTCGCAAAAATTTTATTCTTAACTATATCCAACGTCTCAGAAAAAAATACCCCCATTTTTTTGAGTTCTTCTTTTGATGTTGTTTCGAACAAAACAGTTGTTTGTATATCATCATTCGAAAATCCGTATTTTTTCAAATGTCGTCTCCAAACAATTCCACTACCTGAATACTGATGTGGGTCTTTTATAGTTTTTCCTAAATATTTCAGACCATTAGGACTTTCTTTTAGATAAAGGTAATATTTCGTTTTTTCCTGCATAATATTTTTCCATAGTTTTTTGATTTATATCTTCTTTGTTTCGGTAATAATACTCTTTTGCCCATTTTTTCTGAGCCTCTTTTGCCTGTTCCAAAGAATGATATTTCCGTTTTCTACCCATATATATAAATATTTAACTAAAAGAAAAAAACTAAAAGAATTTATTATTTTTCTAATTTTTTAATTTTTCTATCCAAATAAAACGCAGCTTTTTTCAAGTCCTCGAGTTCTTTTGTCGGATCTTTTTTTCCAGCCCTTGCAACATATTTTACTACGTTGAACAAATAAGCATCGTAATCTAATCCCCACACCTCGCATACTTTAATAACTTCGTAAGGATTGTCTGCCCCACCATAATGGTTAGGATGGTTTACCATTTCATTCTTCATTCTTATTACCCCACTTTTTTGTAATGTATTCAATGTATCTATCATATTTTCTTGGACTATACAACATCCAAACAAAATAGATATCAAAAAACCATTCTATTTTTTTTATAATTTTTTTAATTGTCTCCAAAATATTTTTCAATAGTTTCCAATCTTTCATCAGCATCTGCTAACATCAATAATGCCTCTTCAGCGTTATTATAGAAATCTTTGGTTGAATGGTCTCCAATACCAACACCATTGTTACCCAATAAGTCCAAAGTCAAAAGTGCTTTCGCTTTATCTGCCTCGGCTGAGGTCTTCAACATTTTAATTAGATTTTTGTTCATAACTTTTATTTTTTATAGTTTGATTAATTTTATAATTTCTTCGTCAGTTTTTCCCTCAACATGTAAGTTGTAAATTGAGACACAAGTTGTATCACCAAAATATAACATATCACTCTTACCGAAATATTCTTTTAATTTACCTTGTTTTAGGGCAGAGACACACTGGTCAAGAATTACCCATCGCTTGTTTAGACTCATGTCGAAAATATAATAAATTTAGTTTGTAGAGTCAAAGTTATTAATTTTTTCAAAATTTACAACTTGAAAAATATAAGACATAACTTTTCTCTTAATGATAGGAACCATCGTCTCTTCAAAAGGAAAATTTTGAGAACATTTAATCTCGAATATAGGTAGGTTTTTATAAAAAGTGGTATCATTCCATTTTGAATTACTTTCAATTATTTCTGTGAGTGTTTTCTCATCAACCGCTCCCTCAGAGATTAAACTCAAATACGTCCGATTTGTGGATTTATCTTTCTTATCAGATTTAATCTCATACTCCCAAACATATAATTTTTCTTCTGATTTACGATAAAAAAAGATATATCCTGAACCCGCAATTAAATTGTTTTTATTTTTTCTCAAAAATAAATCTATGGATTCAAATGCTATGTTCCAAATTGATTTAGCAATATTGAAAGCGTCAAACAATTTTGGAGCCGAAAATTTCAGAGTCTTGTCTAATTCATTTTCTTCTTTATCACTTAATTTTCTTGGTTTTTTTGGAGTTAATTCCTTAACCAATATTTCATCATCAGGAGATTCAAACTTTTTGTTGGTTAACAAAAGTGTATTTTCCTTGGAAATCGATTGGATGTTTGCTAAATGTAACGATAACTCTACGAAATTTGGGTATAGCTCAAACTTGTCGAAACTCTTATCACATTTTTGTAGATAGTCCAACAAGGTATATTTGTTGTATTCAAAATCCAATGGTTCTTTGTAAAGCCATTCAGGATCTAATTGGAATGATATTTTTTTCTTTCTACCCATATAAAAATAATAATGGTTAAAAACTTTTAATCAATTCTCATCACGAAAAATAAATCTCCGTCA